ACCCCTGCACGGGTATCTTGAAGTCAGAGTCAGTCCGGAGGTCTAACCTCCCCTGAGTTTAGTGTATATGGACTTGGCTGACAACTAAATGCCACTTACACTCCGGTCGCTGTCCTCCGACAGTGACCAGATCACCTTACATTCTACGCTAAAACATACAAGTTCAACGATTGGTTCGTTAGACCAATCGCCTCGTATGTTTCCGCAAACGCGCCACAGAAGAACACCCCTTGCGGGATGATGCCTGCCGACGAGAGAGCTTCTCTCAGAGGAGGGTTATTGCCCCCCACTTAAGTTTGACGTGGTGACACGGGACATGACGGTCTCTGCGTGCCGTGAGACGGGCCGGTTGATTTGATTCCTCAAATCAACCCACCCAGTCCACAGCTCGCGCGGATAGTCAGTGAGACGAGGATAAGGTACAAGATCATTGAGATGATCGAGCGCCTTTGAAACTCGTCTTTTGACTGTCCGGAGCCTTAGGGGAACCTGGCGGATTGGCTTATCCAACACGAGAGACTTCACTGCGAGAACCGCAGTGAGCGTCCGACGTGCTGAATCAGCCGCACCGTCAAGGTCAATGTCCCCTTCAGACTCGAGAGTCGTCAAGCCCGGAAAAGAGTCGATTGCCTCCTTGGCTGCCGAAGTATAGAAATTAGTTTCCCATTCGGGCAAACTATAACTATACTCCGACCGCCAAGCCCCCACGAGCGAGGAAGCGGTGAGTCCCATGACGGGACGGCGTTGCGACATCACGCAGCGAAGAGCTCTAGCCCATCGGGGCCGAAGAGACTTCACTGCAGATGTCCCGCCATCACGACACGGGAACCCACCGCCGCCGAGCTCGCGGGGCAAAAACGGAGGCAAACGGTTTCTCTTGAGAAGCATTATTTCCTTACCGTAGCGGAGGCGGATCAAATCCGCCCCCACTGCAGGTAAGGCGTCAGCAATAGGTTGTAGAGTAGGACCAACCGCCCAAGGTGGGAGGTCCATACCACCCTCTGTTTTTGCAGAGGATGGGTTCAACAGCCTAGCACTGACGGTAAGGAGGATCGACGGGACTATACCAACGGATCGTGTCAGGGCACCAACCCGACACTTTCCCGGAATTATAAGTTCCTCGACCAACACCCCTGCCTTACTGGACTGCAGGTCCTTCCCTACGGAAGGAGCGCCGCCAGTAAGACAAAGGTGGTGTGTGTACTTCGAGGAAACGACCTCTGGGCAACAGCCCAAAAGGTCGTCTCCAACGATGCGCACACGACTCCTTCGCAAATGCTTCCCAATACGGTACTTGCCAGCCGCGGCCCAAGATGAGTCCCACAACCAAAGGTTGTAGACACTCAACAAAGGCCACGACGTGCCCAGGCCCATCAAGACGCCACGGACTGTGGTTACCCACAATCCATGGCTCAACATCTTGACGGACCCCACGCACAGGCGGAAGGTATTAGCCAGAAATGACGACAAGTTCATCTCCGGAATCATACCTTCAACCATAGCAAGGACCATATCGTGGGGCATTAGATCAGTGGCCCGACTCATGTCGACCGAACGGAGAACTTCTCCCCGAACGAGTAACATGCGGTCAATACAGTCCTCCGCCGGCGAGGCGGAGCTCGGTATCGACCGAGGGTCAGAGTCTAATGCATTCAGCAGAAGGGAATTCAGGATGGAACCCATGTACGTCACACACCCCGTCAACGGTGTGACTACACGGCATTTCATCCCTCGTTCCAAGATGGAGACTTGCCGAGCTAAAGGCAAGTCTCCCGACTTTCTGCTTCTCTGGATGAGAGAGTCCATTCGAAGCGCCATGGCCGCGTAGCCATAGCACAACACCTGGATGGAGTCCGTTGCTTGACCAAAGACCATAAAGTCTAGGTCAAACAACCGCTCCCCAACCGGGTTAAGAATAACTCTCCCATCCAAACCACGAGAGGAACCAGGCCCGAACCAAACCTGTGCATCCCCCTCACGCATTACTGCGTGAGGGAGGTCTGCACAGACTCGGATCAGGTCTGACGCCAATTGTAAGGTCAACAATCTCGCTTTCAGGGACTTTACAGCTTCCCTGATATCCTTGTTCAAGCCCCCCTTCCTCACCGACACGCCGAAGCATGACGACGAAGAAGAAGGGAATGAAAAGGAACGTTTTTCAAAACGGCCATGCGCCCATCTCTGGGTGTATGAACGGATCGACTTCCTCAAACGGCGCGGCGTCGTGAAACTCTGCGTAAGAGTCTCACGGTGCAGCACCTCGGAAGCACGAACCTGCTGTTTTGTCGGAAGGGGACCAGCTCTGCGCGCCCGCGAAAGCTGGAACAGAACCCTCCTCCGACCGGAAGTTGTATATCCTGCAAGGGACATACAACCCCGAAAGAACGAAGCGAGATCTGGTAGAGGAGATGGTTTATCTGTACCTGTTAGGGTATCAGAAACCGCCATCCTCCTCCACCAAGCACAGATCTCTTTTATTAGTGGAAGGGCTGTGTCGTGTAGAGGGTCCCATAGGGGACCATACAACGATACAACCCAGACCACTAGGTTGCGCATACCAAGCCTGGCCTGCTTGATATGTACATCCAAGAGATTTGTGCCATTGACGTATAGCCAGGACTTGCCAAAGGCGAGGGCCATTGCATCCAAAAATGCAACGACCCAAGCTGACGCAAGCTCCTGTGCCACCACGTCACGTGGAACCGAACGCACCTTCAACCAAGGGTGCCGGCGAGCAATCAGGGCAAACCCTGACTTGTTCGATTCCACAGACCACTTCCTCGGAAGTGGTTTGGGACTCCACGCTAAGCGCTCGACGTCGCCTAACTCACGATTTCGGAAATTGCTTTCTTC